CTGACGTGATTAGATATTTCATACAAGGATCTTTCATTAATGCTTCCAACAATCCAGATAATGCCGCCTGCTTCATTCTTTCAATTGCACTACCTAACGTTCTTAGATCTTCAAGTATCATATCTAACAGCATCCTGATCATTCCAAGTATTGAGTTTACAAGACCAATGATACCAAGCACTTCAAGTATTTTGGCTAATATATCATTTAATATTGCTCCACCTTTCATTATGGCATTCATTATATCTTCAATGAATTTACAAGGACCTGATGAATATCCTTTTGGAACGTTACTTAAAATTTGGCCAAGCTCATTCATAGTTCTAGCTACACCAAGATAATTTGTTACACCTGGAACTACAATACCACTTGGAAAACTTGCTGTTGTTGGCAATCCAACTATAGCTCCATACGTGTCAGTATTTCCTAATGCTGACCACATACTATTTGGATTAGAATATTCCAAAACATCCATTCCAGATTGTCTATTAGTCAGGTGAGTGAAGTCTTTTAATATACCTTCTGCAAATCCAATATCTTTAATTTCTGTATCAGTTAGTTTCCTAGAACTCATTCCATTACCCAATGCTGAACCATCTACCACTGCTCTGTTGGCATAGTTGCTGTCATTCCAACCATCCGGCATAACTGACATTCTCGAGTTCCAACCGTTAGCAATTTGTGTTAAAGTATCATTGTGAGGATTTTGTAAACCAGGATATGCTTTAGATTTTCTTCCCCAAGGATCTGTGAAATCTACTTGATCGAGCAATCCACTATTAATTAAATTCTTTTGTGTGTCACTCATTAAATTCGATACTGGTACTATATCAGTTGGAAAATTTAATATGTCTTTTCCTATACCCCAAACATTTTTTGACATCACTATCCTCCTATGAAAACGTTTCCTGAACCACTTGCTACGGAACTACCACAATCAACCGGATCACCTATTCTACCAACTTGCATCATTTCAGCAAACACACTCGGCGAACCACTGGCTAATATACCTCCGTGACATATTACGCAACAATGGGTGTCCCAAGCATCACCTTGTCTGTGTACAGGAATTCCATTTACGAAAACTGTTGGAGATCCACTCACACTGGCTCTAGACGGAAAACATCCGTGTCCTGTGCATACATCTCCTAATCTTGTTACTGCTGGCATAACAGTATTTATATACTGTTTTTATACCTACTTAATTAGTGATTATGCTTGATTTTTCTTCTGGTGTTGGTTTCTTAATTGAAGACAGAGTTGAAGTATATTGCTCACTGGCCATTGTGTTAGCTCTAGTAGTCACTATAATTTTCTCTTTAGCAATTTGTACTGGAAGAGTCATATCTTGCATTAATATATACTGACTCATAGCTAGTCCTTTTGGCGTATGAATTAGTGTTAATGGTTTTTGTACAGTAAGAGTTGTTTCATCATTTACAACAACCTTAGCAATAATTTCTTCTCCAGATACAAGCTTTAATGCTATGATATCATCTTTTTTTATTGTTTCTTTTAACATTATAATTTAAATCCTTTAAATGTATCTTTGTCTACGTCTTGTTTTACTCCACCTACAATATAACTTTCTACTTCAGTTTCCTGTGGTGCCACTTGTAGCCCTGATGACGATAACCAGTGCTGAGTCCAAGGTAATGGATTTTGTGTTACTGGTTGTTCAAAGATTGGCTCCATACCTATTGCTTTTAATCGCTTATTGGCAATAAACTCAACATACTTGTATAGTAGTCTATCATTTAAACCAATAATACTTCCATCTTTAAACAAATGTTTTGCCCACGCCTTTTCTTCATCTACGCAAGTTTTAAACATATCATATACTTGACTATCACATTCTTTGATAATCTTTGTAAAGTCTTTATCATCACCTTGTTGCCAATTTTTAATTACGTGTGTCGTAAGTGCTAAATGCTGAGATTCATCTCTAGCAATTAATGAAATTATTTTTGCTGAACCTTCCATAAGTTTAAGTTCACCAAATGCAAATGTACAAGCAAAACTAACATAGAAACGTAATCCTTCTAAGATGTTTACGTTTACCATCGCAAGGTATAATTTTTTCTTAAGCTCATAAAGGTCACCATTACCATTTACTGTATATTGTAGTGCCGCTTCACTAAATGAATCATAGTTCTGTGTGACTGATATCGCACGTTTTACAATTTCTTTATCATTTAATATTGTGTCAAAAACCTCACTTGGGTTAGCATATACATTTTTCATAATGTGTGTATAGCTACGTGAGTGAATTGTTTCAAAGAAATCCCAAGTAATAATACAACCTTCTAGTTCTGGATTTGAAACATAAGGTAAGAAAGCCAAGCTTGGTCCTCTGCCTTGTACTGAATCTAGTAGTGTTTGATATTTTAAGTTTGATGTGAATATGTGTTTCTGTTCAGGTCTGAAAGTAGAATAGTCAACCCTGTCTTTTTGTAAACTAACTTCTTCAGGTCTCCAGAAGTAACCCAACATTGTCTGATTCAACTTATCCAACTGTGGATATTTGAATACATCATATCTTTGTACATTCTGATCCGCTCCAAAGAACATTGGTTCTTTAGTGAAATCGATTTCGTTTCTGTTAAAAATTGTCTTTGCCATTTTTGATATTTACCTATATATTACAAGCGTCGCAGTCTTCATCTTCGGCACGAACTTCTAGATTTGCTTTTGCAAACTCTTGGGCCGCCTGTTGAATCGGTGCTACTTCTACTTCGACTGAAGCGTCTGTTTTAAAATCGTATGTGTTCTGATAATAACTTGTTTTCCAACCTAATTTATACGTTGTTAATAAATCTTTAAACATAACACTCATTGGTACTTCGTTGTTTTCAAATTGTGTTGGATTATAACTCCAGTTACCACTAATTGCTTGATCAAAAAACTTCTGCATTACTGAAACTATATTAATGTAACCGTCATTGCTAGGCATATCCCATAGTAAAGTATAATAATCTTTTAGTGTTTTGTACTGTGGAACTATCTGTTTTAATGGTCCTTTTTTACTTTTTTTAACTGACAAGTAACCTCTTGGTGGTTCAATACCATTAGTAGCATTACTAACAACAGAACTACTTTCACTAGGCATCTGTGCTGATAGTGTTGAGTTTCTCATACCAAACTGTTTGACTTGTTTTCTTAATTTTTCCCAATTTAATTTTAATTTTGTATTGCAGAGTTCATCTAGGTCTGCCTTATAATGGTCAATTGGTAACAATCCATCTGCGTATTTTGTTCTTTCAAAATATTCGCACTTACCTTTTTCTTGTGCAAGATTCATTGATGCTTGAATTAGATAATATTGAAATGCTTCAGATAACTCGTGTACAACTTTCAAGGCTTTTTTATCACTGTAACCTACATAATTTTTAGCTAGGTAGTGTGCTAATCCAATGTAACCTATACCTAAACTTCTCCTTGCTTTAGTAGATATCTCAGCCGCTTTAACAGGATACTTTTGATAATCAATAATTTCATCAAGTGCTCTTACAGATAGATCACATAAGTTTTCTAGTTCATCTAAATCTTTGATTACTCCAACATTGATTGCAGAAAGAATACAAAGTGCAATTTCTCCATTACCATCAATGTGTTCGATTGGCACAGTTGGTAATGTTATTTCTTGGCACAAGTTACTCATATTAACTTTGTCTTTGAAGCTAGAATGAGAATTGCAATGGTCTATATTCATAATGTAGATACGACCAGTTTCTGCTCTTTCTTTTAATAAATTGTTAAAAAGCTCTTGTGCAGGAATTGTTTTCTTTCTAATTTTTTTGTTCTTTTCATATTTCAAATATAAACTATCAAATTCTTCTGTTCCAAACGCATCATACAATCCTGGTACTTCGTGCGGTGAAAAAAGAGTTATATCTTGACTTGCTAATAATCTTTCATAAAATAATTTGCTAATCTGTATTGAGTAATCTAATTTACGAACTCTGTTGTCTTCTGTACCTTTGTTATTTTTAAGTACAAGAATATCTTCAATTTCTGTATGCCATATTGGGAAGTGGACAGTTGCACTACCACCACGTACACCATTTTGTGTACAACATCTCACAGTAGCTTCGAACTTTTTAAGGAACGGAACCACACCAGTGTGTGCTACTTCACCACCTCTAATTTTAGAATTAATACCTCTGATACGTCCTGCGTTGATTCCTATGCCGGCTCTTTGTGCAATATATCTTCCAATCGCCATATCGCTGGAAAAAATACTTGAAAGTGTATCATCAACTTCAACAAGTACACAAGAAGCAAATTGCTTCATAGGTGTTCTTACGCCTGCCATTACAGGTGTAGGTATATTAATTTTAAAAGTAGAGACTGCATTATAATATTTTTTAATATATTGTAATCGTGTATCTTTTGGATAATTTGAAAATAATGTTGCCGCAATCATCATATACATATATTGTGGTGTTTCGTACACAGCACCTGAACTTCTATCTTGTACAAGGTACTTGTCCACCACTTGTCGTAGACCTGCGTATGTAAAATCCCAATCTCTTTCGTGCTTCATATATCCATTTAGTTTATTCCATTCGTCATCACTAAACTGATCTAAAATAGCTTTATCATATACACCACGTTCTATGTTTCTTGATACTAGGTATCTTAAAGGAATGTGATTATCTGATGGTAACCATTTTCCAAAAACGTGCTTTTGAAGTGAGAAAAGGAGTAGCCTTGAAGCTACGTACTGGTAGTTCGGTGCTTCCAATGTAATCAAATCATTTGCTGATTTAATTAATACTTCTTGAATATCTTGTGTTGACATTCCGTCACTAAACTGTAATCCTGAATTCATTTCTACTAATGATGACGATACGCCTGTCAATCCTTCACAGGCCGCTTCTGTCATTTTGTGTACTTTATTGATGTCGAGTAATTCTTTTCTGCCGTCTCTCTTTACGATATGTAGGTCTGCTTCTTTGTTCATTCTTTTGCCTATTCTTTAATTTCTTTATACATACAATACTACAAGACAATGCGAATTCTGTCAATAACAATTTAATAATATTGTGGACAAATGTTAGTTATCAGGTTTGTTAACTGGTTAACCAACGTTTTAAAACATAGGATAGGGTAGCATCAGTGGAAGAATTAGAATTAGTGTATTGTAGCTTGATTATACCACCACTAACTGCTGGTGTAGAAAATACTACATCACTTGTACTTGCTGTTTCTGTTCTGTCATCGATATAGTGTACGTTAGTACCATCTGATATGATTCTGATACAACCTACGGCATAGGCTGAGCCTATCTTCAATGAATAATCTAAAAAGTAGGTATTAGTTTCAGTTGCTGAAAAACTTGTAACATCTGCTGTTGCACCACCTTTGGTTAAAGTTTTCTTGATTAAGAAAGTTGGTCCAACATATTGGTTGTTAGCAAACTCCGGTTTGCTGTCTTGTGTAAAAATTTTAATGTTGTTTGCTACTGACACTTCCGCTGTTCCAACGGCTGTGTTTAAAAATTTAGCTAATAGTACTGCTTGTTGCGGACTATCCGTTTCAATCAATAAAGATCCAGGTACACTAACTTTTTGTGCTGTGTATCCTAGCCCTGCCATTGTACCACGTATGAAAACTGCTGTATTGACACCTGCTGATCCAATTCCGTTTTCTGCGGCCAATTGTGTAGCAAATGAATTCTGTTTAGCAACTTGTTGAGCACCTTGATCTCCTATGTCAATAAATCCTGTACCACTTGATACGTCAATGTATAATGTATATGTTGTTTTACCTGTGGCACTAAAGGTAATAACATCTTCTGTTTTAGAAACTGCGTGTGTTACTGCTGATGTGGCAATTGACATTTCATCTGCATAAGCTTTTTTAACGTAATCTATTATTTCTGTATCAAGCCATTTTGTTACACAAATTACTGAATTGTTTTCTGGCTTGCCTGATGAGTTAAATGTAACAGTTAAATTTGAACCTGATACACTAACTGAATAACCTGATGTTGAAATTTTTGAAGGTAATTTATTGATGTTGTATTTGAATACGTTAAGTTTGTCAGAACCAAACCCTGATGTGTCTTTGCCAGTAGGAAATGTCAAAGCTGTTCCACCATTTAATACAGTTGAACTCGTATCTGATCCGTTACCTACAAAACTTTGAGTTGAAGCCATTTTAAAAACAACTAATCTTGTATCAATTAAACTTTGTACACTTGATTGTGCATTTAAAAAGTTACCTACTTGCACCATTCTATTCTTAGATGATTGGTCACCACCACCAATATACAATTCACGTGTATCTAGTGCTAGACCTAATTCACCTTCAGCTAGTGGCTGGGGTAGATCGGTACGATTTCCTCTTCTGTTTTTTAATCTTACAAATGTTGTTGTCATCTTGCTAAAACCTTAATATAATACTATTTAGTAGCTTTGTAAAAAGCTTCTACTTTGTCAAGCCACATATCTGTATATTTTTTAAATTCGCCGTTTTTGACTAAAAATTGCTGGTATTCTCCGCTGTGTGATACTATTAATATCAGTCCTGCTTGTATATCTGTACCGTATACTTCGTTGTGTGCTAGGGCATAAGCGGCACATTGAACAAAATAATCTTCGATCCACTCTTTCTTTTTAACTTTACGACTAGTTTTAAAGTCTCCTATAACAGGTATACCATCATAAACGCAAACCATATCAGCCGTTCCGGCATATAAGTTAGGAAAACACAACCCCTGCTCGATCCCCCAAACTTCATTAATTTTAGACATACCATTATTAATAATGATATCACTTAATTCTTTTGCTTGTTGATAAACTTGATTAGTACCTGCTGGACGTTCTACGCCTTCTATATATGATTCTAAATGTTTGTGTGTGACTGTACCTAAGTTTGCTGACTCTGTAACTATGCGTTGTGCTTCTGCCTTACCTACTCTTTTCTTCCAGGCGTTTAGTCCTGTCATATCTTTTGAGTGTGAAAGTATAGTTGTAACACTAGGAACCGGATTACCGTCTTCACCAACATAATGACGTTTGCCATCTATTGTTGTTCTACGTAATTTTTTATATTGAAATTTGTCTATTAGTAATGTCAAAATTAAAGATCTCTATCAATGGTTTTTTTTGCAAGTTTATTAACTTTCTTTTCATTATCCATTGTAGCATCTTTTGAGAACTGTGTCAAATTCGAATTTGGTTTTAATGTAATTTTATCTTGATTAATACTTCTAACCATTGGCATATTTTTTACCAAATCTGCTAAAGAGTTAGCATTCACGGAATGACCCATTTTGTTAAGTTCATTGGACATCGAATCAGTATTGATTTCATTATCACCTTTTGCAACTAATCTCACAAGAAGATTAAGTGCGTCAGTACGCAATTTTGCAATATAGTTTTCTTGGATTTCTTTGAGTCTCATTACGCCTTCTTGGCTCTACCAAGAGGCTCGTCCAATGGACCAGATGCTGAATCATCACCATCTGTTTCTGCGTCAACTGGCTCTTCAATTTCTAATGAGTCGCCTTCGTCATCTGCTGGCATATCCATTGCTGGATCATCTGCCATTGTTGAAGCTGGTGTTTCACCTTGAAGTGTAAGTACTTCATTGTTGACACTCTCTTTGGCTTCTTTAGCCGCATTCAATAAATTATCAATAATTCCGTTTACGTTTGTATTAAATGAACTAGCTGAATCTACACCAAACTGATTTTGCATTTGATCTGTGATCGCCGCTAAATCTTCGTTTTGCATTTTTCCTAAATCTTCAATCATACCTTGTAAAGTGTCAACTAAATTTTTAGAAGCTAAAACTGTTTCAGCTTGTTCTAAATCTTCGCTTTCTTTTACTTCTTCTGATTCACCACCTTGTTTTTTAGCAATAGCTTTCTGTAAGCCAGCTGGTAGTTTTTTCTGTGCCGCTGTTAATTCTTCTCTAACTTCATCACTGTTGTTGTCAGTTGTTAGTGGGCTGTCTTCGCCATCTTCATTATCGTCTTCAGGTGAAGCTGGCATATCAGCTATCTGGCCTATCATTAAAACAATAGCTTCAGATAAAAGAATGTTTTTTGCGTATTCAGGATTTTCGTGATATGAATTGAAAGGTAAGCTTCTTTTAAGCTCTTCACGTTGTAAGTCTAACTGCTCTTTAGTTGCATATAACTTCTCAACTTCGACTTTGTCAAATACTTTAAAGCCATATGTTTCTTCAAGCCAACGATTTACTCTCGCTATCTTGGTTTCATATGTGGATTTTAGATCGTTTAGTTTCATAGTAATGTTATTTATACATCTCCGTGATTAATTTCGCTATTGTAATTGCTTGTTATATGGGTTTTTATATCGAACAGCTCGTCTTCCAGCCTGTCGATAGTTTGTTTAGCAATATCTTTATCTGTTTCTGACAATGATTTATCACGTAATTTTCGTGATTCGAGCCATATATTTTTAGCTATTTCGTTGTATTCTTCGTTTTCGTCTAACAAAGTTTCAATTTCTTTAGAGTCTACACGAGCTCCATTAATTAAAGATTTTACTACGAGATATGCTGTTTCATACAGTCTAATTTCATTAAACAGCCTGTTCTGATTCAACTTATTGATAATGTCATAACTCTTGTACTTGTTTTTAACAACTTGTATAATGTAGTTTCCTACTTCCACTCCATCATCTCGTTTTTTTGTAGATACTGCCACAGTAAATGTTGGATTATTTCTGTTTTTTGTTACAACTTGCTTGACAACTTTATCTGTTATATGATCAAATTTATCTAACATCTCTCTGACGTGTGCAACTTTGTTTTTGTGTGCGTCTTTTTGACCTTTGAATTTCTTTAATTGCAATTCCATATGGTCTAAAAATTCTGTCCTGACTGTGCCTGGTGGTCCCCATTTAGATAAGATTCTGATAAATCTAAAATGTTCTATAGCTGAGTTTAATGAAGGATAGTCAGGAAATCCTCCTACGCAGAATTCTCTGTTCCTGTTGTATGCTGGACCGCTTCTATCTGGCAATTGTCTATTTCTATCTCTATCGAACATATTAATACTATACTAAATTTATTATCAAAGATCAAGTATTATTTTCGTCTCAGTGACTTGTTTAATGCCCTAACCCTACGTGAAGCAGGATTATACTTTTTAGTAAACTTGATTTTTCTTTGTAACCTAGCACCCATTCTCGCTTTCATTTTCTTCATAGTAAAACGTTTCTTGATATCCAATGGTGCAGAGCAAACACTAGGATTGCTAACAATTCTGCCTTTTTTTCTACCAAATGTGCAACGATATTTCTTTACAACGTTTTTACCGGTACGGCCAAATATCATTTTGGCTTCGTGTACACCATCTGTTATAATATCGCTAATAAACATTTTATCTTTTTCCTAACTTAATAGGCTTCAAAGCTTTTAATTTTGGGGATCTTCTTTTCTTAACTTGCTTGTTTAATTTTTTCGCAATCTTAGAAGTTGGATTGTATTTTTTAGTATATGATGATAGTTTACCTTGTATTGTACCACGTTTGGCTCTAGTGGCCTTCATCGTTTGTTTCTTTTGAATATTGATTGGTGCTGTACAAGTGGCTGGGTCGGCTACTATTCTTCCTTTTCTTGGACCCGATTGGCATCTATATCTTCTCTTGAGAGTATTCTTATACTTTCCGTATATTTGTGGTGTGCCTTCGCCTACTATGTCTTTTACTAGCATTGTAATTCCTTACTTTAGAATTGAAGTTATTAGCATCGAAATTAATGTAAAAAACATTGTACCTGCTGACCATAGTATAATTTTTTGCATCTTTTCAAAACCTTTATCAACTTCTTCTTCTATTTTGACCATATGGGCTTCTACCCTGTCAAATCTTGAGTTAATTTCTTCGTGTCTTTCACGGCTTAATGCCACGTGGACTTCCAAACTACCAAATTCAACACTATCTTGTGTTTTTGGTGCTGGGTTATTTGACGGTATCTTATCCATTATTCTCTTTGCTCCTTAGAATTTAGTAATCCATATGTTTGTATTTACTCCTTGAGTGCATATAGTATCACTAAACAAAACAATATTATTTAGACGATTTTCAAGCACTCCCACTGGATTTGATCCTAACTCAAATAAATCTGGCTGATCAACACCAAATGTAACCTCATAAACTTGTTTACCTTTGTGTATTGCTTTACGTGGTTTTGAAAAGAATAACACTTTACCATACATAG